AACCTAGAAAGAAACAGAGAACTAAAAGCAGAACTTCTCGGTAGAGGTTATGGTGTTACTCGCATACTTGGTTCTTATATTGAGAACTTTGAAACACCGAAGGCTATTGAAGTAGCAGAGGAAAGCTTCTTTGTTTCTAATAGAAAAGACGATCCAGATTTTGTGCTTGAAATAGCAAGACTTGGCGAGGATTTTAATCAAGATTCAGTTCTTATTGTCGATAAAGGCGCTCAAGAGGCTTATCTTCTAGGCACTTCCCCGGAAGGCGAGTTTCCACAATACGGCAAGAAAGAATCACTTGGAGCGCTAAAAATGGGGGGCGAAGCAGAATTTATGTCTCGTGTTGGTGGACGCCCTTACACTTTCAGCCCAAAAGATATAAACGAAGAGTTGGAAACTTATGAAAACCTTTCAAGAAACTCAAAAATGGCAGTAAAGTCTATTGTTGAGCGCAGAAACAGAGGTAAAAAGACTTCACAACCTAAATCCTAGCTTGAGGCAATGAAGAAAAGCAAACAAGGGTTGGAATGGTAATGAAAAGATTATAGCACGGGGAGTAGATAATGAGTTTCAAATATATTTTAAGAAAAGGCGATAGAGGGCAAGAAGTTGCCCGACTACAATCTAATATTAATACTAAGATTGATGGCATCTTTGGTTCAGATACTCAGTCAGAAGTAAGAGATTATCAATCTCGCTATGATCTTGGAGTTGATGGTCTTGCTGGTCCTCAGACACTTGGGCATATGGGCATTGAAGTTTACCCAGGCATTGACCTTTCCTCTCACAATGGTGAAGTAGATTTTAGAAAGGTTGTTGATGCTGGTGTAAAGTATGCTTGGATTAAAGTCACCGAGGGTACAACTCATACCAACCCAGGATGTGAAAAGAAGTTTGAGGATGCAAGAGCAGAAGGTCTTATTGTAGGCGCTTATCACTTTGCTAGACCTGATACTTACACAAGCGATCCTTTGGATTGGCAGAGAGAAGCAGATAACTTTTTAGCAAGTATCAATACTGTTGGTTTAAAATGTGGAGATCTTATTCCAGTTGTAGATTTAGAGAAAGGTTTAAAAACTGACGACAATTACAATTGCAACTGGTATTTGAAATGGCTTGACTATGTTGGCTGTGAAACCCGAACACGTCCAGTAATCTATACTGCTCGTTGGGCTTGGCAGAACTACATTATGAGAGGCAACACAGATTTACAGAATCAACTAGCAACTTACCCATTGTGGGTGGCTTCTTATAATGAAGGAATCCAGCCAGAGCGAACGCCAGATATCTGGAATCATTGGGATATTTGGCAATGGACAGGCTCAGGTGCAGTTCCAGGCGTTAAGGGCCGCTGCGATCAAAACTGGATGGCTGGCGCTCAACTAGACAAGTTGAGGGTTCCATGAGTCTTGAAAGAAAACTACGACGCAAAAAAGCCCACAAAGCAAAGAAAAACGCAGAGAAAGAATTAGCAACAAAAGTTGCACTATTTGGTAATTTACCAAATAAATGCTTGACTTGTGAAGCACCTTTTGATAAACTAAACCGAGAACAAGTAATGAGTTGGAATGTTGTTGTTCGACAACAAGAAGAAAAAGTCCATCTCTATTGCCCCGAGTGCTGGGACAACGCACAAAAAATAGTTAAAAAATACACGGAGGACAAAAATGGAGTATTACCCACAAAGTAAGAAGGGATTTGTGATTAACGAAGAGGTTGCAGAGCAACTTGGAGTTCTAGAAGAATATCTTATTTGGGAAAACGACTATGATGAGGAGATTCTACTAGAGCGCTTTGAAGAGCTTCACAATGTTCTACCTGACCGTCTAAGAAGTTTTGAGTGGCGAAAAGGTGGCGAAGTTCAGGGTCTTCAGGGTTTTGAGTATGACGTACCTTATCTTGTTTTCAATGATGATGTGGCAGAGGACTACAAAGAGGATTGGGAAAAGTTGTCAGCACTTCTAGAAGAGAACGACGTTGAAGTTGTTGACGGTTTCTGGTCGGAGTTAGGATGAGTAAATACGAATTACTAGCCTCAGAGATAGGTAAACTTACTGCAGAAAAGAATAAAGCCTACGGTGATTCTTTCTCAAGAGCATCAGAAATTCTAAGAGTCCTTTATCCAGATGGCATCCAGCCTGACTCTTATGATGACGCTCTCGCCATTACAAGAGTTATTGATAAGTTGTTTAGACTGGCAACAAGAAAAGATGCTTTTGGCGAAAGCCCTTGGAAAGACATTTGTGGATATGCGCTATTAGGAATGGCGAATGACGAGGAGACAAAATGAAAGAAAAACTTGTCAGAGATTATATTCCACGAATAATAAAAGAAGATGGCAGAAATCCTCAATGGCGTGTAGCCGAACCTCAAGAAGTTCTTGACCTTCTAATCGATAAGTTAGGTGAAGAAATAGATGAGTTTATTAAGTCTGAAAGCAAAGAGGATCGCAAAGCAGAAGCAGGTGATGTACTGGAAGTTACTCGCTCTATATTCAAACTGTTTGATGTTTCGCTTGCTGATTCTGTCGTGGCTGCTCACAATAAAAGAACAGCACGCGGCGGCTTTGATGAAAGAATAGTTCTAACACTAAATGAGGAGACAAGATGAAAGAAGCCTTAACTTATGATGATGTTCTGTTGGTCCCGCAGTATTCAGATATTAAAAGCAGAAAAGAAGTTGATATATCTTCAGACTTAGATGAGGATTTAACTTTTGATCTTCCGATTATCTCTTCTCCAATGGACACCGTAACAGAATCAGAGATGGCATATGCTATTTCTAAAATGGGTGGACTTGGTATTATCCACAGATACAACTCTATTCAGGAGCAAGCAGGTATGGTTGCTGAAGTTGTTGGTGCTGGTGTCGAAGTTGTCGGTGCAGCGATTGGTGTGTCCGATGATTACTTTGAACGAGCACAAACACTTGTGGAAAACGGCGCAAAAGTTATTTGCGTTGATGTGGCTCATGGGCATCATGTTCTAATGAAGAACGCATTGGGCACTCTACGTCAAGCATTTGACGACAATGTTCACATTATGGCTGGCAACGTTGCAACCTTAGAAGGTATCAATGCTCTCGCAGATTGGGGCGCTCAGTCTATTAGATGCAACATTGGTGGAGGCTCCATTTGTTCTACTAGAATCCAAACAGGTCATGGTTTGCCCGGTCTACAAACTATTTTTGATTGTGCCGACACACATCATGACGTTGCTATTATTGCTGACGGTGGCATTAGAACAAGTGGTGATATTGTAAAGGCTTTGGCTGCTGGAGCAGACTTTGTAATGCTTGGTTCTCTATTGGCAGGGACATTACAATCACCAGGAGATATTGTAACGACACCAGAAGGTCTAAAGAAGCGTTATCGCGGTATGGCTTCTAAGGATGCACAGATGGATTGGCGAGGTCGTTACAGTTCAAACGAAGGCGTAAGCACTTTTATTAAGTATAAAGGTGAAGTAAAAGACGTTTTACAAGATCTTCGTGGCGGCATCGTGTCTGGTTTCTCCTACTCAGGCGCCAGAAATCTGACTTCATTGCAGAATGAGGCAGTCTGGGTAAGACAGACCGGTGCCGGTTTATCTGAAAGTAAAACCCACATTAACAAATGAAAGTAAGAAAGTCAAAACCAGAAGATGCGAAAGCGATTGTGTTCAACAGTTTAGAGCCTTTGGACATTGAACTGAGAATCAAACTTAAGTTTGACGACATTACAAAGTTCTGGTTCTTTAATGAATATATCAAAGCGTATCTTCTGGATGACCCTCTTCTTCAGCCTTTTATCCAAAAGGTAAAAGAAACTAGTATGATGGCGAGGAAACATAGATTAAAAAAGAATCGTCAGTTACTTGAAAAAGAAAAAGATATCATCAACAAGTTTGGATTGGACCCGAATGACATAGAAGATATATTTGATTTAATTGAAAGCGAGGATTAGTATGAGAAAATGTGCAGAAGAAACACAGGAAAGCAATAATATATGCGATAAAAAAGATTGTCGATTATGGATGGAATGGGGCGAGGACTTAAATTGCACCTTGATTTCTGTAAAAAAGAATGGTAGACTTACGTTAAATCAGATAGGTGACCGACTAAATATATCATATGCTAGGGTTTCTCAGATAGAAAAACAAGCTGTAAATAAATTAAAAACAGTTTT